ACTTTTCCTGCAAAATCTTCTCAAAGGTCCTGCGAGCAATTTTGATGCAATCATCGTAAAACGCTGCTTCCTGCTCATCGCGGCGTTTTTTTTCATCTTCAGAAACCATCAGCACCGACAGTTTTTTATTCAGTTCAGTGATTTCATTTTCCAGGCAACTTATGCGCTGATTCATTTCTTCATGGTTCATCGTCTACTCTCCCCGCGCCGCCTTACGCCGGTCTTCTTTAATTTTGAAATACAGGTTCGTCAGGTACGTCAGCAGACCAAACAGCAGACTCCCCAGCACGCCTATTGCCACCCACTGGGACGGAGAGACTTTGTCCAGCAGCTGCAGTAACCAGTATCCCGTCCCCACCGCTGACGTGGTGTATGACACACCTGTTGTGATTTTTTCCATCTGGTACATACCCCGTCTCCCGTTATCCGGAAGCTGACAACAATAAAAAAGCCACCCGTTAATTACTGATGGTCCTGATACCTCATACATCAGAAAAATAATTCTGCTCTATGGTTTACATTCAAAATTATCATTTATACTTTTCAGAACATCACCAGCAAGGCATAAATAAGGAAACTAAATGAAGTGGATTGTGATTGACACAGTTATCCAGCCATCATGTGGAATATCTTTTTCAGCCATATGGAGTAAAATAAAATTAATAATCTGGTATCAATCGGATGTTTTCTTACCTCCTGAAAGTATATTTACGCTGACTCACACAGGTATCGTACTCAATAACAAAGTGCTACCTGTAACCATTTACAACGTTGTACCATTCAATAAAAGATTCTGGGATTTAATCAAAAACAGCCAGGAATGCCCTGCAAATTCAGATAACGTATTTAATGAATGCTTTAATAACCGTTGCATTCTGCAAATATGCCCCTACGGACTAAAACGACACAGGCCATAATAAGTTTACGCATGTCTGATAGAATCTGTAGAACCTGTTTATATAAAAAGCCCCTCAGGAGAGGGGCATGCTTGCATGGTGCCGGGTGCCTCCCGATGAATTCAGTATCAGTACCCGAATCAGCATAATAAAGGAGCAGAACAGAAACATACATCACTCATATGCCCACCACCCGGGGGGATCCACCATGCAAATTTTTTCTAACAAAAGCTCCGTCAACCAGCAATGCCCAATCAACTTAATTGTGATGGATTTAACATTTCACGTCTGTGTATTTTTTACACTCTTCAGCAAAGGCAACACCATTATCACCATCCCCGCCACCAGCACACCATCTGCCAGTACCGACATCAGCCGTCCGGTGAAATCCACTGCCACTACCAGAAACAGCAGGATGGCAGCCAGCACAAGGCGCGCACTTTTCACAGGTACTGCTCCAGTGGTAGCTGCAGCGCCTGAGCAATTTTCTTGAGCTGTGCTTCTTCATCCGGACCAATACCATCCTGGTCAGCGATATCCAGACACAGGCACAGCACATTAACTGCGTCATCAGTACCTGCAATATCAGCCAGCTGGCGGAGGGCTTCGGCATTGGCAGAACGCGGCGATGCTTCATAACGGGCGCGGATATTTGCACTCATTTGTGCAATCTCACCCGAGAACGGCGCAAAGGCAGGAAGTGCTGCAATGGTTTTCTCCAGTACCGCGATTTCTTTCGCGTCACAGGTGCCGTCAGCATATGCAATGGAATACGCACCCCAGACGGTCGCCTCCACTGCATCGCGATTCTCCATCTTCTTCACTTCGGTAATGGCCTTGCGTGTTTTCTTTTTGAAAATACCAAACATCGTGACTTTTCCTTTTAGTGGGTGAGCCTGCGCCCTGGGGTGACCAGCCCACAGAGAAAGTCACACTGACCATCCCGTAAGCTCACCCCTGAAAGGCTCTGTGGTTTTTGATATGCGCCGGGCGTGGCGCGGATATGAAAAAGGCCCGCCGCAGCGAGCCTGTTTTCAATGAGTGCAAAATTCAATTATTCTTGAGTAACACTTAAACTCATCTCATTGAATGCAGCCATCCTGTAACCTGCCGGTGTAACACCAAAATAACTCCTGAATACGCTGATAAAATAAGATGTAAAATTATAGCCGCACTGGGCAGCGATTCTGTTGATGGCGCAACGAGATTGATTCAACAGCATTGCTGCCATTCTCATTCTCTCTGTAAGCAACAACTCACTGAAACAGGTGCCTTCTTCTTTCAGTCTTTTTTTTAACAAACTTTCACTGATACATAACCGCGAAGACACATCTCTCAGAGTCCAGTTTGCTGCAATGTCCGTGCGAAACAATGCACTAAGCCTGTCACTAATATTGCTAATACACGCGGTCAGAAACGACGAAAACATTTTCTCTGATGAGAAAAACGCCAGACACGAAAAGGAAAGCATTTCCGCTAAATTGTCCGTATGAATCTTTTCCTCACAAAGATAATCAATCAGGATGCCCATCAATTCTGCCTTGGGAAAACTCACGCAAAGATATCGTGGTATTTGCCGGACTAAAACTACATCCTGTTTTTCGTCTCCACACAACAGGTAACGGCTAATTGTCGATTCACTGAGACTTATTCGCCGAAAACATTCCGAAAAGGGCAATAACGATCCAGCTCCCCCCCTGACAAGAAGTGCACTACCACTTTCAAGAGAGAGCTCTTTTCCTTCAAAGAGCACAACAAACGGGGAATGAACAAAAACAACAGAACAGGCTTCATTCATATCAATTGCCCTGACATTACTGGTCACAAGATAAGTATATATCGATTTACAAAAATACAAGCCGAAAGACCAGTATTCGCAACCACCAGCACGTTTTATGTTCTCTGCCGTTTTTCGGACATAAAAAACCCGCTCAATGGCGGGTTGTATCAAAGTTCATGCGCTTGATTCGCCTCGCGATACAGCTATGCGGAGCGTACCGGAATTGAAGCAGTTTGTGGCTCATTTTGCAATGATTTTTTAAGTATAATCGAACGCTTCTCTCATAGGTGAGTACAAAATGAACTCAGCAACACGCAACCACTGATCAACACGACGTCGGCATGTAATCAACGCCCACTCTGGGTACTGTTCGTTTAATAACTCGGCCATCCTTCTCTTACTCATCCCTCGCCCCACATAACGCTGACTCAGGACATTTAGTAGTCCTGGATGATCCGCCAGAACTTCACCTATAACACTATCAATTTTTAGTGCCTCTGCATCAGTGCAGTGAGTTAACCAGCTTTTTTGCTTTCCTTCGATCATCTCACGCAAGAATGCTTCCAGTTCAGGTTTATCAATCCCTGATTCCCTGATTTTGCGCATGGCTTCATTGATCGCGGTTTTTGTCAGTTTTTTGGATGCCAGCAACTGATTGAACATATTTCCTGTTTTGCCACCACCTATATACGACCAACGCCCCCACATACGCAGTTTCCCCTGGAGCCAGACACTTTCCAGAGTTTTCAGGCGTAAATGCTCACCGCTTTTGCCTGTAATTTCCGGGTATATCATATTTACGCTCACTCACTTTCAATTTTGTAAATCTTCACGCCCAGCCGCCCACCAGGAACGAGCTGACCGCGCACAATATTGATTTCATCAAACTGCTCGTCGTCGATAAGCAATCCCGCATGTGTCAGTGCATCCAGTGGTGCTTTCAGGATATTGTCCAGGTCACGACGGCGCTTATCCGGTGGCTCTGCAATAATCTTTATCGCCAGCCTTCCGGACAGGTTTAATTTCAACCGCTGCTGGCGAACAATTAGCGCCACATCACGGCGATAACGCTCACCGACTTTTGATACAAAATATGTGTTGCCACGACGTCGCCAGTAAGTATTTACCGTCGGCGGATAAGGTAAAATAAACTCATGGCGCATCAGCGCAGCACCTCCTGCACCAGTTTTTCAAACTTTCCAACTTTGGTTTCCAGCTCTGCCACACAATCCACCAGCTCATCCACTGCTTTTTGTGCGCGGTGTTTCGCCTGCATCAGTTCCCTGAGCGCTGGCACCATATCCTTACGAATGGCATCTTTTGTTACACCTGTTTTTTTCCAGTTGTTCCGCCTGTCGCAACATTTCCTGTGCCTGTTTACGTAGTTGTTCAGGGGTAAAAGTCATTGTCTGGTTGTTCAAAAGAAACGCTCCATCTTACTGCTGTCAGTTCGTTTGTTACTGTATCTGCGCGGTCTGGACGGCTGCATTGATGTGGAAAGAACCTGCGCGCTTTCCTGGTCTACAGGCAGAAAATGTCCGTTATAAAAACGTCGGTAAATCGTCCCCAGAGAACCGTTACGTTGTTTCGTGATATTGATTTCTGCAATGCCTCTGGCCTGCGTATCCGGGTTGTACACTTCATCCCTGTAAAGCATCAGAATGATGTCTGCATCCGCCTCTATTTCTCCGGAGTTTTTCAGGTCTGAGTTCATAGGGCGTTTATTGGGCCTGGACTCCACACCACGGGAAAGCTGGCTCAGCGCAACCACCGGTAATCCGCCGGATTTTGCCAGGCCTTTAAGCCCCTTTGAGATTTCACCCACGGCAAGGTCATGACGCCCCGTGGTTCGGGTTTTTATCAGCCCGAGATAATCAACCACCACCAGTGCCGTTTCCGGATGTTTAATCAAATGGTGTTTCGTTGTTACGCATATCTCGTCAATGGTCAGGTTCGCCTGGTCCACCATCCAGATATTGCGTCCGGTCATCAGCTCCACACCCTTAATGAAACGCGCCCAGTCTTCGTCACCAAAGTGAGAGACAGATTTCAGGCGCGATACAGGCATTCCTCCGGCAGCAGACACCATGCGTTCACCGATCTGAATGTTCGCCATTTCCATTGTGAACAGAAGAACACCGCGCCCCTGTTCAGTCACTTTGTCGATGATATCCAGCGCCAGTTCGGTTTTGCCCATTGACGGACGAGCCGCAATAAATACCAGGTCGCCGGGCTCCATGCCGCCTGTTTTTGCGTCCAGTTCATCAATACCGGTCATCAACGTCCTGGATTTCTCCAGCCCCTGATTCCGGCATTCAACACGGTCAACCACTTCCGGAAGCACATCATCAATATGTACCGGCTGAATTGCGCCTTTTTCCATCGACAATGAGGCCATCATGTTTTGAGCATCCTTCAGAGCATCCTCGGCTGCTTCACAGGTATGCGCATCACGTAAATTCTGTAATGCTTCGGTCAGTGTTTTTTCTGCATCGCGCAGTGCGGCATTGCGTCGCAGCGCTGCAACATAGTGTTCCAGAGATGACTTCACCCAGGTTTTACGCCCGGTATCAGTAATCACCGGAGCAAGTTCCGGCATTTCATTACACAGCAGCACAGGATCAATCACACCTGAAACACGAGCCTGTCGGCAGATGCCTGTGTAGATATCCCTATACGCTCGTACAGAAAAAACGTCCGCTGGCAGTGTGGCCAGAATATCCATCACTTCATGATCTGCCCCACGCAGAAAAAACGCGCCAATGACAGCGCCTTCCAGATCATCGTTACGCCATACTGGAGTGGTCATGCAGCCACACCTCCAATATGCGCACGATAGCTGGGCCAGTTAAACGACAACCAGTTGCGTCCCCCGTCTGTGATCCTGTCGGCAATGCGGGGGCTGATGAACGCCCACAACTCTTCCGGTGAAAGGTTGCTGATCAGGATGGTGGGCAGGATGCTTTCGTACCGGGCATTGATAATTTCCTGCAAAATAGCCATTTCAGCCGCGCTGCCAAACTGAACACCAACTTCGTCGATGATCAGCAAATCCATTGACGCATAATGCTCAATAACTTCATCCGCTGTTTTTTCGCTGTCATTCCGCCAGCAGTTTTTCACAGCACGGGTAAGGCGCATCACGTCGGTGATCTCCACGCTGGCCAGATGATTACGGATGATGTGTTTTGCCATTGATACCGCCAGATGATTTTTCCCGGTACCGCAACTGCCAGTCATAACAAGACTGGTGCCGTTCTCCAGCATATCTGGCCAGTTCTCCGCATAGCGGCGACAGGCTGCAAGATTTCTGGCTGCGTCAGGATTAACCTCCAGATAGTTATCAAACTCACAGTCCCGAAAACGCAGGGCAATTCCGGCGTTATCAGTCAGCTCTTCCGCCTTGAGGGACGACAGCTCCATGGTCAAATCGTTGGCCTCAGCGATCAAGCAGTCAGGGCAGCATGAAATTTTTTCTCTGTCCTCGCCATTGCGATCGCTCCACACCAGTATATGCGTATGGTATTTACCGTGTTTTTCGCAATACCCGCGACCTTCACGCATCAGGCAGGAACGATAAGGCCATGGTTTTTCGCCCTTCTGAGCAAATGCAATCTCTGCCCGTAACTCATCCATTCGCGCCTGTAGTCTTGTTTGTTGTTCACGCAGGTTAAACGTCATCATCGCTGTCACCTCAGAATGTCAATTTGTCACTGGATTTACCGAATTTGTCAGACATGGCACCAAGGCCAGACAGGACATCGACCTGTCGCTGTCGCCCACCTCCGGGAGCGGCTGGCTGTTGCCAGAATTCTTCGAAGTGACGATCGGGGCCAAAGAACGTCGCTGCCTGCTTCACGAACTGTGTGCCGGTATTTCCTGTAGCGCGTACCCAGGCGGAATACCGCTTCACACCATCAAGCATGGTCTCCGGTTTTATTCCCTCCCTGATACGAGCTTTCCAGGCTTTGAAGGCTGCTGACTTGGAATTACCACCAGCACGTTTGGGATATTCCTGCCAGGCCTGTTCAAATTCCGGTGAATATTCCTGTCGGGCAGAACGCGCTGGTGCAGACGCGTCAGCGGATGCGCCAATAGTGTTTTTAGTCTCCGTTGTAATCTCTGTAGTAATCTCTGTATTTGTATCAACATTCGGCGTATCCCCTGTTCCGTTATGACGTTGGGGGGTGTTCCGTTTTAACGTAATAGCTGTATCGCTGATTGAGTTATTGCTGTTACTTTCTGGCGAAACAGAAGAAGGTGTGGTGATGGCAGCAATTGCCTGTGGGTTGATCCCGACAAACAAAATATTGCTGCATTTCACCCCGTCTAGCATTTCCACCGTACGTAAATCCAGAGTAATAAACCCAGCATCACGAAGACGCTTCAGCGCATCTGCGGTTTCCCTTTTCCCAAAGCCAAACTGTTCAGCAAACGCCTGATAGCTTCTTTGCAGCTTGTCACCCTGAAAACGCTTGCGATATCCCAGTAAAGCCCCGGTATGCTCATCCCTGACTTCTGTCGGGCGGTACCAGTAAACAATCTCTGAAAGCAGCGCAATGGCAGTCGCATCCGGACGACCACTTGGTAGCCGAATATGTTTCCACCAGTTCGCTGGTGTGACATTGCCAGAAATATTGAGTTGGCCAATAGCCATAACTTCAGGTGTAGGAGCGTAACGGCTCACACGGCACCTCCCAGACGCTTAAACATTTTTCCAGACAGAAATACCGCCAGCGGGTAACTGATGGTGTAGCTACGCCCCTGTAGTTCGCACACGACTTTCTGGCTTTCAGCGTTGACTAGGCAAACCCGCAGAACGTGACCGTTGCTGGTGGCGAACCACTGCCCCACACGGGGGCAACGGTTGTATCGGTGATACAGGGAATTAACGATGCGGCGAATTATGGGTGCGCCTCCTTGTCAGAACCATTAAGTCTGGAATCAACAAGTGCAGCGCCAAAAACAGCATCTCCTACACGGTCATACAGCTTGCTCGCCAGCGGAGATTCAACGGCCTTAAGCATGGGGTAAAGCTGGCTTTTCCAGATTTGATGGATTTCACGCAAATGCAGGTATACGCCTCTGGCGTTTCGTGCAACAGCTGACATATCAACCGCGTCAGCACCAGATAAATTCTTCTCCATCTGGTTAAAGGCGTTGATGTATGCCTCTTTGAACCGGGCTGCACGTTTGCCAGTAAAGCCCATTGCCAGGAACGCGAAGCCATCGCGGGTGATGTGGTAGCAAGGAAGTTTGCGAGTACCGCCGTTGGGCTGGTGTACCAAAATTGATGTCTCCGCAAAATTGCGGGCACAAAACTCTGGAGAACAATCCAAAATGCGGATCTTTTTCAGAACATCGTCATGACGTTTAGAGAAGAAGTCAGCAACAGCCAAAGAAGATGTAACAGCCTGACCATCAACGATCGCAATTTCAGGTTGAGAGAGGGTTGGGAGAGTAGTCATGGTGACAGCCCCTATGTTGAATTCAAAGAACTCACCACATGGGACGCCAATCACAGAGGTGGTGAGACGTACAGGGTTGGCGTAACCGGTCAACATAGAACCCGGCGCATCTTGCGATGCCCCTGCACGCCCCACCATAATTTGGGCGTAGCAATGCTCATGACACGAAAAAACCGCATGAGCGCGGTTATGCTCTATATTGAATTTCAGGACGCCAATCCCGGCACCCGTTTTATAAGGTGCCTGAACAGTGTAACGTTCCGAAATTAAGGAATCAATGTTTTGATAAAATTCAGCGATTAGACGCTTCTTTTCTACCCATATTAACTTTGAACAAGAGCTCCATACGACGAGTCCAGATACCACGTTCTTTGAGTTGTGCTCTGGCTTCTTCGCGTTCAGATACGGATGTTCTGACAATACGATTTCCCGCCAGATTGCGGCGATATTCTCCAAACGCGACTGACTGAAGGTATGAATCTGAGCTTTTGTACTGATAGATGGCTCTTCGAAGGCTGTTTTTGTATTCCTTAGGTATATGTCCGAGATCGGCAAAGAGCTCATGAACGATATCGTGAACAAGCGGAACCACTTTGTATGGAATAACAAAGAAGCTTTCTGGATAGCGTTCAGCCAATACTTTAATGATTTCTTTATTTGCAAGATGCCTTGCTTTTCTTCCCATATACCATTCTCCATTACTCTAGATATCAGAATGATATATCCAGGTTTTTCAAGCAGTTCAAGCTTATGCTGGTGCTTCACACTCAACAAAATCACGACGAAACAACCACAGCGGGCTGAAGCATTCATGCGGATAACCATCACGCAGGTAAATAACCCGCTGTGTTTCAGGCTCCCAGCGTATAACGTGGACGCGACGCCCCCTTCCATCACGGAACCAGCGATTGAGTACTTGCATGTGTTACCTGTGAGCATAATTACACCTGCCAGCCCAGCGCCTGGAACAACCCCATTTTCGGGTGATACCAGCGAGTACCTCGTGGTTCTGCTTCACTCATCATGCGATGAAAAGCAGACATGAAGGGTTCTACTGCAACAATCGCGCGACGAGACAACAATCCATCCGGCGTCATAAATTCATGGGTGTCGGTAGGGATCTGATATGCGTTCACCGGATTGCGGCATTTCGCATCTGACATACCCGTTTTCGCCACCAGCTGACGATAGCCTGCATAACCATCGCGTATGGTGCCTCTTTTGATTTGCTCGACGGTTTCAGTAACGTGGGTGACTTTCTCTTCCATCTGGTCGAGGCGTTTTTGCTGACGAACGGCTTCAAGAGCCATCGCAGCAACCATTTCGATTTCGCTCATTGGCTTACGGATCTGTTCTTCCAGTTCGCGCCAGCGATCTACCAGGCGAGCAGTGAATTCAGGGCAGAGCTGTGCGACGACAATGATGCTGTCGCGCTTACCTTGTTCTCCTTCAAACAGGTAATGCTCATATTGAACTTTAAAACCTAAGTTATTGATTTTCTCGGAAACAGCCATTGGCGGTTTCCGGATGACGTTTTTAGCAACCAGGCGTTCGATACTACGTTTAACATCTGAGTGCTGACTACCCACCAGCTCTGCGATCTCAACGCTGGTCATGGATGCTTTATCGTTAAAAATTGCGGTGTTCACTGATACCTCCTTACGGATAAATTATTGGGATCACGGTTCAGCACTTCTCAGTTACGCGCTTTTTCCAGAGCCATGCATCCCTATAAGCAGCCTCGATCCCATGGCATATCCGCATATCCTGAAACCAATGCTTCCGTTCCCATATCTGCCAAGATCGAGGTTTAATGCGATCGCTGATGCCTGTGATGGAGAACATAGCCAGTACGGGTACTTTCAGGCGTCTTCCTTTCTGGATATGCTTACGCCAGTCATTGCGAAGATTTGCCCGCATGCTGAAATAAGCACCAACAGGAAATGCAACAAGAAATGCCGCTACCTGAACAAAAAGGAGTCGCCAGAAATTATGGGAATCATCTGGAGTGAGTTTGTTCTTCTGTTCAATACCAACCCGCGCCTTGTTACCTTCATCTGGACGGTTAGTGCTTTTGGACTTGGCGCCTGGCTCGGACACTGGCTTGCCAAAAATCGAGATAAGCGGAAAGAGTTCAATGCCGTCGCTGATGAATTGTTCCTGATCCTTGACGCCTTCCGCGAGGGTTGCCGAGACGGAAAACGGGATATGCCACATATATCCAGAGACGATTTCAGAAGACTGCGCCCTCACCTGAGCAGCAGACAAGCACGAAGTTACCAACAAGCCGTAGATAACTTTTTTAACGCACTGAAAGCTAGTGAGCTCTATGAAGACAGGCGGATTGTTCCGGTTATCAAAACTCCCGCAGAAATTCTTCCCAGCCTTAACACGCTGATTAAGTTTCTGAAGCATCGCTAAGCACTGTGACATATCACACCTCCGATTGCTTACCTTGCCCCTCTTCTGTGTGCGCTAAATCAGGATGGATATACGGGATACTTGGATCCAGATGGCAGAGAATAGCTACGTCCTCTGGAACACCTCTCGTTTTCCACTTTCCAACACCTTGACTGCCACGAGGCTTTCCTTTCTTTGGGAACCTGCGGCCAATAGCGGCATTGGTTTTAAATTGAGTTTTTAATATTTCATAAAGGGTCATTCTTTAGTCTCACACCGGATACTCTGTTATCCAAGAATGTTAAACGCGAGAATCCAAAGTATCAAGAGATTCTGTTACTTTAGTATCAGCAGCCATGAAAGGAGAAGAAAAATGAAATCTTTAGGTGAACGCCTCATCAACGCACGACAAAAAGCTGGGTTAACGCAAGATGCGTTGGCTAAAAAAGCAGGGGTCACCAGAGTTGCAATCAGTAAAGCCGAGCAAGGCCTTACAAAAAGTTTCAACGGTGACACCCTTTTTAAAGTCGCAGCTGCACTGCAGTGTTCACCGCAGTGGCTTCAGAGCGGAGATGAAAAAGATAAGCATTGGGAAAATAATGTTAAGAGCTGCCCACAGAGAGACACAGCACACTCTTACCCTGTAATTAACTGGGTTCAGGCAGGATTATTCGCAACTGCTGGTGATGACTACAACATGTATGATCAGGATAACTGGAGGCATTCTGTAAAATACGCTGGTGATAGGGGGTTCTGGCTGGAAGTGCACGGAGACTCAATGACTTCGCCCGTAGGAATAACATTTCCTGAAGGAATGTCGATCCTTGTCAACCCAGATAAAGAAGTTTTTTCAGGGTGTTACGTCATCGCCAGAAAAAAATCCACCAATGAAGCAACATTCAAAAAATATATTTCTGAAATGGGAAAGGCGTTTCTAAAGCCCCTTAATCCACAATATCCAATCATAGAAATGGACAATGATTGCGAAATAGTAGGTGTTGTAGTTGATGCCAGGTGGGATATTTTCTGACCAGACTCAAAACACAAAAAGAAACCAAAGTATCAAAAATCACTTGCCACGCCTTGATACCTTAGTTACCATAAAACAAAGTTCGTAACTGAGGTATCATCTCATGATCAATAAAGCTACAACTCTTGACTGTCTTGAAGAACTGAAAAACCTCGGCAGTCTCATTACACTAATAGCCAAAGCAACGCCAGATGCTACGCTCTCTGGCGATATCGAGTCATGCGCAGGACTGGCATGGGATATGACAAATAGCATATCCAGAAAGCTATCGTCAGCAATGCTTTTACAGAACAAAAATTCTGCAATCAACAACCGTCTTCGCACCCAACGCGAATCCTGCGGCTTAACAACCGCCGAACTCGCCAGGCTGCTCGATCTCGATGAAGACATCATAATCCAGTGGGAGAGCGGAGAGCATGAACCAACTATCAGTATGCTTATCCCGCTGGCAAATGTTCTTGGTTGCGACCCGATGTGGCTGTTAACCGGTAAACCAACAGCTGGAGATACTTGCGCACGAAAAAGTTCGAAAACATAACTGCTCTCCATGTTGATGACTTTGATTATGCAAACCCGGATCTTCTCCCGGAGGTTATAAAAGCAATAGAAGTTGCCGATATCGTGTTTAGAGGAAAGAGAATTGTCAAAAACAGGCTCGCATGCACTTCAGGAGCAATGACAGAAACAACCTCACAACAAGATGATTATGAAGGCATTTGTCTGGAGCCTGATTCATTTGCGGTAAATGTTTATCATTTATTGCATGCAACACAGGTATTACATATGTCCAGTAATCACGAAACAAAAACACTTGGCAGCGAAATTCTGAATTTTGCATGTGAATATGCAAAATCTGCTGCCGAAAAAGAATTAGCGCAATAACAATAAATATTCCCTGAATGTTTATTACGGTTTTATCGCCGGGGATTGTTGCAACCTTTATTCGCAGGAGATTATGTTATGACTTTCCTGAAACATAAGGCATCGTATAAAACTGCCTGCCTCATTGCACAACATGGAGATTCTTATCTTCATATAGCCAACCTGTATTTGCGCAAAGCATATGGGAGATAAATAAATGAAAGAAAAACAACAAAACATAACACATAAAAAAGTAAGAGTGTTGCTAACCATTGAAAATGGTGAAGTAATTTACTCAAAACATCTGTTGGATAATGAATTCGTTGGCTGCATGGATACATTTCTGTGGATGGCAAAAAGAGCTGGCTACACGATTATTCCACCAGCAAAGGAACAAACATTATGAATCATTCAGATTTCCGACCAGAAGTTACGCCACATGGCATAAAAATTGGCAATACAACCATTGATTATGTTGAGGCCGTACAGCGACTTAATGATGGTGAATACGATTATCCAAATTCTCACGGTTTAAGAATTATGCAATGTATTGCTGAAGCCGATGATGCCGGATTACTGGGACGATTTTCAGTCGATATGAAGGTTGCTCAATGGCGATGGCTGTATGTGACAACATTTATAAATGAAGAGGAAGACAAGAACGGCACTGTTGATATCCCTAACGATAACGGAACTACAGATCGCGCAGTTATTTATAAGGGGAAGCATGGTTGCATGAGTATATACCCAGGACCACTTCGCATTGCCCTGCAAAACCATGTCGAATGGGGATTTATTGAAAAATATGGTGAAGCTGAAGGCATGGGGCGAGTTCTGTTTCTCTATCAAAAAATGCTCATCGCAGATCCTAATAATGGTTTCATTGTCTCTGCTATGGGGCGCGAAGGGCTTGAACTCCTTCTGGATGAAATGATGAACGACCTGAATACTCATGGTATGCCAGAAGCGCCAGTGACACATTAAATATTAAGAAGAATATAATTCTTCCATCTTTTACTAACCGTTTATATAAAAAGCAACCGTGAATTAAACAGAGTAAAACTGATTTTAATCCTTGCCACAGTACTGACACTAACTGAAATCATTATTCTCTTTATTGCGCTGTCAGTCGGTTAAAAATATCGGGATACCACAGACCAATGAGACTGTATTTCACAATAGTAATTTTACTGGCAATTATCGCATGCATTTACGGATTACTCGTTCCGTTCCTTATATCCATGAAGGATACGATAGCAGTTATTTCTGGCTTTGCACTGGCGTTTCTGACCCCGCCCTGCATTTATGCCATTTACAAGGGTCTTTCTTTCACTAAGGATAAAAGATGAAAAAAATTATTTTTGCTTTAGCCATTGTTCTGCCGACTATTGGCCTTGTCGGTTGCGATCGCGTTGAACCAGGTAATGTTGGCATCAAGGTAAATAAACTAGGCGACGACAAAGGCGTCGGTGAGGTGGTCGGTGTTGGTCGCTACTGGACTGGCTGGAATACTGAAGTTTATATCTTCCCCACCTTCAAACAAATGAAGACCTACGATGAACCGTTCAGTTTCCAGATGAGTGACGGTACAACCATCGGCTATCACATCGGTGTGGCCTACAAAGTTGATCCATCCAAAGTTACCACGGTGTTTCAGACCTACCGCAAAGGCGTGGATGACATTACCGACACTGACCTGCGCCAGAAAATTGCCGACGCACTCAATCGGCTGGCCAGCAAAATGACCACTGACAAATTTATCGACGGCGGCAAGTCTGAACTACTGGATGCCGCACTTAAAGACATTCAGGAAGAGATGACACCCATCGGCATTCAGGTAATGAGCCTCTCTTATGTAGGTAAACCGGAATACCCTCCAACCGTTATCGACAGCATTAACGCCAAAGTCACGGCAAACCAGAAAACCCTGCAGCGCGAGCAGGAAGTCAAGCAACGTGAAGCGGAGGCCAACATGTTGCGCGCGGAAGCTGCCGGACAGGCTGATGCGATTCGCACAAAAGCCCAGGCCGAAGCCGATGCTATTCGTTTACGCGGTGAAGCTCTGCGCCAGAACCCCGGTGTTATGGAGCTGGAAGCCATCAATAAATGGAACGGCACACTGCCGCAATACATGACCAGCGGTGCAAATACACCATTTATCCAGGTTAAATAACTTATATGCCCGGCAGGCCGCCGGGCTAAGGGAAATGCAGATGAACACCCAGAATACTCAACCGCAAATAATGAACTATGACCCGAATCTGACGTCATGCGGACGCATGGCAAAACAAACCGTTCGATTAACTTTCGGACTATGGGAATACCGCGAAACATTCGAAGTTACTGTCGGCGGCAATCTGACCGGACTGGATGTTATCAGTTGCGCTATTGAAAGCCTGTACGCAACGCTGCCTTATGAAGAAGTCGAGGATGAGCGCACAGGGGAAACAGATATCATGGCCACCATTAATATTGGCGAACTGATATGTCAGGATGAAGACCTGTCCAGAGAACTCTGGCTTGCCGGGATGCTTATCTCAGCAGAAATTATCAGTATTGAACCCGCTACAAACATACGGCTCTGAAGTTCTCACTATTCAGAGAGCAGGAGAAAAAATGTTCGCTTTGATTAATCAAGGGCAACTGTATACCGACAGTGCCGGTTACCCGGTAAAAATTATTCGCTGCATAAATAACACCGTGTTGTACAGAAGAATGGATGGGCGAACACAGTCGGTAAAAATAAACGATTTTAATGAAATGTTTGAACGACTCGATCACCAGGAATACCGACAAATTCGGGCAGAAGCAGAGCAGGAAACTCATCTGAAAAAATTACGAGCCATGAAAAGGAAGTAAAGAATGAATAAAGCGTTTGAACTATGGGTACGCCAGCGTTACGGCAATCGCTATGACCTGACGCGAGATGTTGACGGTTTCTACTGTCGTGAAATTGTGAAACGAATGTTTGAAGTGTGGTGCCACTGCCGTGGGCTGAGTGTTGTGTGAGGTAATACATGGGCAATGTGATTCAACTGGCTCCCAATGAATGGGTTTGTGAAAGCGTTCTTATCGCAATTACCGGGCTCAAACCTGGCACAATTCTCCGAGCCCGGAAAGAATGCTGGATGGTAGGAAGAGAGTATATTCACGTATCGCCAGACGGTAATCCAAAACCTTCCAGTGAATGTATGTATAACAGAAAAGCAATAGATGCCTGGGTCTCTTCAATGAAAAACAAACAACCTGGGTGATTTAATACCATGAAATATGTAAGCTCGTATCGCTCTTGGGCGTCTGGAGGTATCAATGGATAAAGTCAAATATCCAACAGGCGTCGAAAACCACGGCGGCACATTACGCATCTGGTTTAATTTTAAAGGTAAACGTGTCAGGGAAAATCTTGGTGTCCCTGACACTGTCAAGAACAGGAAGATCGCCGGAGAGCTGCGGACATCTGTATGTTTTGCCATTCGTACAGGAAACTTTGATTATGCTGCGCAGTTCCCTGACTCTCCTAACCTCAAGGCTTTTGGGGTAAATAAAAAAGAAATTACGGTGAAAGAACTTGAAGAAAAGTGGCTGGATCTGAAACGCATGGAAATCTCTGCAAATGCATTCAATCGCTATAAATCCGTTGCAAGAACGATGGTTCCGAAAATTGGAGGTAGCAGACTGGTGTCAACGGTGACCAAAGAGGAATTGCTGTATATCAGGAAAGATTTGCTGACCGGATACCAAAATCCAACAAAAGGTAAAGCTCCAGTAAAAGGACGAAGCGTTGTCACAGTAAATTATTACATGACGACAATCGCTGGAATGTTCCAGTTTGCTGCAGATCACGGTTACTTAGAAGCAAATCCCTTCGAGAGAATTAAGCCTCTTAAAAAAGCCAGGGCAGAGCCAGATCCGCTAACTCGTGACGAATTTATTCGCCTGATAGATGCTTGCCGGCATCAGCAGACAAAAAACCTGTGGTCATTGGCTGTGTACACAGGAATGCGTCATGGTGAACTGGTCTCCCTGGCCTGGGAAGATATCGATCTGAAAGCAGGAACAATTACTATCAGGCGCAATTATACGAAACTCGGTGAGTTCACTCTACCTAAAACTGAAGCAAGTACAAACAGGGTTGTGCATCTTATCCAGCCCGCTATCAGTGTCCTGAAAAATCAGGCTGAAATGACAAGACTGGGTAAGCAGCACCACATCAAGGTGCAACTACGTGAATATGGACGTTCAGTGAATCATGAATGTACTTTCGTATTTAACCCCCAGGTGGTTAGAAAAAGCAAACAGGTAGGTTTTATCTACAAGGTAGATTCCATTGGCGACTCATGGGAAACAGCCATTAAGCGTGCTGGCATCAGGTATCGAAAGGCATACCAGTCACGACACACTTATGCGTGCTGGTCATTATCTGCCGGAGCAAATCCAAGCTTCATTGCCAGCCAGATGGGCCATGCAAGTGCCCAGATGGTGTTCAATGTATACGGAGCATGGATGACTGACAGCAATGCAGAACAGATCGCCATGCTGAATCAGAAGCTGGCAGATTATGTCCCAATGATGTCCCATAATCACCAAAGTGACACAAGAGGTCTATTAAAATCAGTAAGTTAGTCTTTAATACCCGTCATATTAACTGC